TCCGGGGTTCGAGATTGAGCTGCGGCAGGTCGAGGCAACCAACGATTTCAATGAAAATCTTGCCGAAACTCTGTCTGAAGGCGTCTTAACGTCTATTGCCAGCGAGTTGGCATCCAACATTGAGAACGACAAAGGCTCACGCAAGGACTGGGAGAAGGCATATATCAACGGTCTGAAGCTTCTGGGTTTGCAAATCGAGGAGCGTACAGAACCTTGGAACGGCGCTTGTGGTGTCTTCCACCCGATGTTGACCGAAGCAGTTGTGCGCTTTCAGTCTGAGACGATTACAGAAACATTCCCGGCACATGGGCCGGTGAGAACCAAGATTATTGGCAAGGAAACTCCTCAAGTACGCGAGTCGGCAGCGCGAGTCGAGGAGGATATGAACTACGAACTCACGGAAGTGATGACGGAGTACCGGCCAGAACACGAAAGAATGCTCTGGAGCTTGCCTGCAACGGGTTCGGCATTCAAGAAAGTTTATTTTGATCCCAATCTGGGACGCCAAGTAGCGATGTTTGTGCCAGCAGAAGACGTAATTCTGCCCTACGGTACGACAGATTTGGATACTTGCCACCGTTTGACACACGAGATGCGCAAGACCGAGAACGATTTGATGAAGTTGCAGCAAGGCGGCTTCTACCGCGAGATCAATCTTCCCGATCCTACCAAAGTAATCACCGATATTCAGAAGGCCAAGGACAAAGAGACCGGGTTTAATGACTTAAGTGACGACCGCTACACACTATATGAGTGCCATGTAGACCTGCACATCGAGGAAGACCCGTTTGCAGACAAGGATGACGACGGCGAGCAGACTGGCATTGCTTTGCCTTACGTTGTGACGATGCTAAAAGGCACCAACACCGTGCTGGCCATACGCCGTAACTGGAGAGAAGATGATCCGCTTAAACTTAAGCGTCTGCATTTTGTTCATTACCAGTATATTCCCGGCTTCGGTGCTTACGGATTTGGTCTCTTCCATCTCATCGGAGGATTCGCCAAGAATGCCACCTCGCTCATGCGCCAACTGGTCGATGCCGGTACGCTTAGTAATTTGCCGGGAGGACTTAAATCACGTGGTCTGCGAATCAAGGGTGATGACACTCCCATTGCACCGGGAGAATGGCGAGATGTGGATGTAGCTTCGGGCAACATACGTGACTCCATACTACCGCTCCCCTATAAAGAGCCTTCTACTACACTCTACAACCTGCTAAACACCATCGTTGACGAGGGTCGTAGGTTCGCTGCTACGGCAGATATGAAGGTCTCGGATATGTCTGCCAACAGCCCTGTTGGTACGACACTGGCCATTCTTGAGCGTCAACTAAAAGTCATGACGGCAGTGCAAGCACGTCTGCACTTCACGCTAAAACGTGAGTTCAAACTGCTAAAAGAACTGATCCGCGACTACACCGACCCGGACTACGAGTACAACCCGGAGTACGGCACCAAGAAAGCCAAGCGTGAGGACTACGACAAGGTTGACTTGATCCCTGTGTCTGATCCGAATGCGGCCACCATGAGTCAGCGTGTGGTGCAGTACCAAGCAGTCATTCAAATGGCACAGATGGCTCCGGACATCTACAACCTGCCAGAACTACACCGCTCGATGTTGAACGTCTTGGGTATTAAGAATGCGGAGAAGCTCGTGCCGTTGGAAGACGACATGAAGCCGAAAGACCCTGTGACAGAAAACATGGACTTGTTGCGCAACGAGCCTGCCAAAGCGTTCTTCTACCAAGATCACGAAGCGCACATCCAAGTGCACATGGCCGCAGCACAAGACCCGCTTATTCAGCAGTTGGTTGGCCAGAGCCCCAAAGCCGCACAGATCATGGCCGCACTGTCTGCGCACGTAGCCGAGCACGTGGCTTACGCATATCGTCAAAAGATCGAGCAGCAGTTGGGTATGCCGCTGCCTCCAGAGAAAGATCACTTACCGCCAGAAATGGAGACAGCTCTCTCCGGCATGATGGCGCAAGCAGCACAACAAGTGTTGATGCAAAACCAAGCAAGAGCTGCGCAACAACAAGCACAGCAACAGCAGCAAGACCCGATGTTCCAGTTGCAAATACAAGAACTGGAGTTGGAGAAAGCCAAAGTCGCGCTTCAAGAGAAGAAGATTGCTGCCGATGCCGCAGCAAAAGCCGACACGCTGGAGCTGCAGAAACAAAAACTCGCAGTCGATACACGCATCGAAGAAGCCAAACTGGCATCACAAGACCAACGCGAAGGTATGCGTATGGGTATCGAAGCGATGAGAGAAAAAGAAAAAGTGGATCTACAACGCAGACAAGCTGCGGTCCAACACATACAAAGTGTTCGACAAACATCCAAAAAGGAGAAGCCGCCTAAATGATAACTGACAACTTCGCGGATGTTCTCCGCGCAAAAATTCGTAAAGATATGAACGAGTACACAGATGACATGGCTAATGGAATCTGTGGTGACTACGCTGCTTACCAAAAACTCTGCGGGATCATTCAAGGTCTTGCCCTTGCAGAGCGCCACTTGTTAGACCTTGTAGAAGCACAACAGAAAGATGAGGAAGAAGATGAGCGATCTGCTTTTGCCTCCGGGGATTCAGATGCCGGAACCAATTCAACAAATCGACGAACCCGGAGAACAAATCCCTATTGAAGAACGGGGACGGATGATCCCAAAAGCTCCGGGCTACAAGATAGTTTGCGCAGTACCTGAGATTTCGGACACGTTTGAGAACTCAGAAATTATCAAAGCAGAAAGCCTGAAGAAAGTTGAAGAGTACAGCACCGTTGTGCTGTTTGTGGTGTCGGTCGGCCCCGACGCATACAGGGATACGGAGAAGTTCCCGTCAGGTCCTTGGTGTAAGGAAGGCGACTTCATTCTTACGCGTGCTTATTCGGGTACGCGCTTGAAAATCTACGGCAGAGAGTTCCGGATCATCAATGACGATCAGGTCGATGCGGTAGTGGACGATCCGCGTGGCATTACACGCGCTTAATAGGAGAAGCTTATGAATTACGAAAAGTTTAAGTTTCCTGATGAGCAAGATGGCAACATCAAGCAAGATCAGGACGATGCCGCCGTCAAGGCTGATGCGCAGGATGATGTCGAAGTAGAAATAGTTGACGATACCCCGCCAAAAGACCGAGGTCGTAAGCCGTTAGACAAGGAAGTTTCGGACCCGACCGACGACGAGATCGAGAATTATTCGGCCAATGTGCAGGCTCGGATTAAGGAGCTGACCCATGCTCGCCATGATGAGCGCCGCCGCAAGGAAGAACTGGAGCGCGAAAAGCAGGAGATGGAGCGCCTGCTGCAATACATGGCCGATGAGAACAAGAAGCTCAAGCAGTCGGTGAACCAAGGGCACGAGATTGTGCTGTCTTCGGCCACCGAAGCTGCCGAGGCCCAGTTGTCCGCCGCCCGCCGTCAGTTGAAAGAAGCGCAGGAATCGTTTGACACGGATGCGATTATCGCAGCCCAAGAGGCACTTACCGATGCAAAAATGCGGTTGGATCGTGTCAAAAACTTTAAACCTGCCCCTTTACAAGAAGACGACGAGCCGGTACAAAGGCAACAGTTTCAGCAAACGCAACAAGCCCAACAAACCGTCGATGAAAAGACCCTGCGCTGGCAGGCAAGAAACCAGTGGTTTGGACAACCGGGCTTTGAGGAACACACCAGCTTTGCACTAGGGCTGCACCAAAAACTAGTCAACGGGGGCATAAACCCTCGCAGCGACCAATACTTCGAGCAAATTGACGCTCGCCTCAAAAAGACGTTCCCCGAACTATTCGGTGAGGACCGTGACGAAAAGCCAGAGGACGACACTCCTCCTGCCCCTTCAAAAAAGCAGCCAGCCGCAGTTGTTGCGCCAGCGAGTCGTTCGACCGGACAAAAGAAAATCCAACTAACGCCCAGACAAATGGAGCTGGCGCGTAAGTACGGACTGACCCCGCAGCAATACGCTGCTGAAGTTGCTAAATTGGAGAACAAGAATGGCTAATGATCGCACCCCTCGTGACCTTGTTACGCGTGAAAAGACAGCACGCGCCGTGTATGTACCGCCGTCGGCACTGCCGGACCCTACCCCTGAACCGGGCTGGAGATTCCGTTGGGTGGCAACCCACATCAATGGACATCCAAACCCCCAGTACACGCAGCGTATGCGTGAAGGCTGGGTGCCTGTCAAAGGTGAAGACCATCCGGAACTTATGCTGCCGGTCAATGCAAGTGGGAATGTCGAGCACGGGGGTTTGATCCTGTGCAAGGCACCAGAAGAGAAAATGGTTGCTCGGAATGAGTATTACCAACAGGTCTCCGAGAAGAACATGGATGCTGTTGATAACACTTTTATGCGCCAGAGCGACGCCCGTATGCCTCTGTTCAATGAACGGAAGTCTACGACCACCTTTGGCAAAGGTAGTAAGTAGTATTTTATTAACTAGGAGTTAACTATGGCTTATCCTACTGTAAGCGCTCCGTATGGTTTCCGTCCGATCAATCGTATCGGTGGCAACCCCTACGCGGGCTCTACGCGCCTAATCCCTGTGGATTCGGGTGCGGTATACACCGGTGATCTGGTTGAACTGCTGGCTTCAGGCAAGTGCAAGGTTGTTGCCGACGGTACCGCAGCTCCCCAAGCTCTGGGTGTTTGTATGGGTGTTCAGTACACCAACTCGTCTGGCCAGACTGTGCAAGCACAGTACGCGCCTTCGTCGGGTGTAACGAACGTCGTGGCGTATGTGGTCGATGACCCCACCGCACTGTTCCAAGTAGCTGTTGTGTCTTCGGGCACCACCATCGCTACGCTGGGTCGTGCTGCTGTTGGCCAGAACACTTCGGTGATTCTGAACTCCGGCAACGCCAACACTGGTGACTCAAAGCAAGCAATCGATGACACCACCGCCGATACCGCTACCCTGCCAATCCGCATTATTGATGTGGTTCCGGCAACGGCGACGGGTTCGGATGCGTATGTGGAAATGATCGTCAAGATCAATACCCATGCGTATAACAACACTACCGGCATCTAAGGAGCACATAAATGGCTATTTCACGCGCCCAATTACTGAAAGAGCTGCTCCCCGGCCTGAACGCACTGTTTGGTCTGGAGTATGCTCGTTACGGCGAAGAGCACAAGGAGATCTACGAAACCGAGACCTCCGAGCGTTCGTTCGAAGAAGAAACCAAGCTGTCTGGCTTCAGTGCCGCACCGGTTAAGAACGAAGGTTCTGCAATCGAGTACGACAACGCGCAGGAAGCATGGACTGCTCGATACAACCACGAGACCATCGCCCAAGGTTTCTCGATCACTGAAGAAGCGATTGAAGATA